CGAGAAAGCCATCTCGTTGAAATCGTTACCCGATTCGCCGAGACCTTCTGCCTCGTCCTTACGCATACCCTGACCAACAGAGTAAAGACCCTGGTTGGCGTCAGAGGAACCGAGAACTGAGGGGTTGGAACCGATCTGGCCGGTAGTACCGAAACCAGCGTTGGTTGAGGTGAAACCTGCACTTGCGTCGTTACCTTCGCGTTGGGCAGAGAAGGCGGAGTTGGGCTCGTCGAACAGAGCTTCGCCACCAGCCTGACCGTCGTAACGGGAACGCATCGCAAAGATCAGACCAGTAGGGCCGTTCATTGGCTGAACGCCGCACAGGTCATATGCGAGCAGGTTGGGCATTGAACGTCTGATCAGTGAGATCAGAACGGGGTCGAAACCAGCAGTAGGACCAGCAGCGGTGGCAGCACCACTGAAGCCATTGCTACCAACAGCGTTGGTTGGGGCTTCGTTGAGGAAGGATCTTTCCTCAGCAATAAATCTTTCTTGGTTTTCCAGCAGGCAAGCGGTTACCGCTCTACGATGGGCGTCCTTGATTTCACCAAGGCCTTCATGATTCAGAAGAGGGGCCCACTTCTCCTGCAGATGCTCTGATTGGAACATTTGCTTTTACAGGTTAAGGGTTTAGTTTGATAATCTTAAATTCACTTCTTGACACGATCCAGGATGCTCATGTAAGCAGCCATATGTCCTGAATAATCAGGAGCGGCAGCTTCTTCGTTTAGCACCTGTTCCGATGTCTCTTTCTGGACTTTCTGACCGAAGTATGACTCCTTCAGAACACCCAGTTTCTCACGATATGATTCTTCACTCTCAAACTCAACACTCTCGGCGAGTTGGGCGAGCTTCTCTTTTTGGCTCAGGGCAAGACCCTCAGCAACCTCAGATACGATCCCATCGGCAACCGACTCAGCAAGTCGCTTGTTCAGGGAGACATTTCTTTCGATCTGCTCGTTGAGTTTAGTCTCCATTTCATCAAGTTTGTTGACCATATTATCGACAACATCATATTTATCTTCAGGGATTGATACATAATGTGCTTCAAAAAGTTCCTTCATGCCTGAGAGGAAGCTCTCAGTCATTTCGGACTTCAGACCGTGCTCGACTGCAATTTCATTTTCCTGCAGCCACTCATCAGCAACGTACTCCAGGTAAGCATCAACACGCTCAACCAGAGCCGACTTAACGGTCTCAATTTCTTCTACGATACGCTCTTCGTTCTTGGCTTCCATCTGAGTTGCAATTTCAGCAACTTTTGCACTGATGGCAGCTTCGAAGATCGTCTTGGCCTTCTCTTGGAACTCCTCAGAGAGTTCTTCACCAGAGAAGAGAGCAGTCATGTCTTCTTCGATATTATACTCAGGAGTCTCGTCAACGATTTCCTCCTCAGTGATAGTCTCCTCTTCAGGAGCTTCGGTCTCCTCATAGGAGGCCTCTTTACCGACAGATTGCATGGGATCTGCTTTACCAGCTTTAGCGTTTACGACGTTTGATACATGAGAAAGACGAGGCTCTCTCAGTTTTGCGCTGTCGTCATCAGCGCGATAGTTTTCGGGAGTAGGTCCGCCGAGGTCTTCAATGGCTTGGCCGGGAACGGCACTGGTAGGGATACCTTGCATGGCATCTCCACCCTTCGCACCAGAGTTAACGGCAGTCTTGGATTGAACAGTGCCTACTTCCATTTCTTGTAAATTCTTACCACGGGACATTTGGACTCTCCGATTAGACTTAGATAATTGTAGTTAATCTGTTTTTATTTATAAATTAAAGGCTTCCCAAGAAGTCTTGGAAAAGCTTCAGCTTGTTCTCTTGCAATTGTCTGGAATCTACAAGAGTATTAATTTGCTTATATGTTTTCTCTGCATATCTTTCGCGGAGAATTCCACCGTCCCAGACCCAATCTTTTCCTTCCATGATGCCATTAACAAATGCATCAGGAGCGGAGGGATCTGCTACGATGTCAGCAGCAGTGGCAAGCATAAAATCTTCACCAACAACGTTAACGCCTTCGTTGTTCATTGCAACAGAACCAATACCACGAGAGGAAACACCGAGTTTAACGCCCTCATCGAGTAGCGATTTTGCGATGTTACCCATTGGGGTATTCAGAACCTTAGCACGACCAATGAAGTTGTTACCCTCACGACAGAGAGAAACGATCTTGTGGGAAACGCGATCAAGGTTCACTGTTGGACCATCAGGGTGGCCAAGTTCACCAAGAGCACGACCCTTAGAAATGAAGGCCTCGTTATAACGAGCAACTTCTTTCTCAAGAGTTGAACAAGGATACATTCTTCCATTGCGATTCTTGATATCGCCTTGGAGGAATACACCTTCAATGTAAAGGCTCTTCTTACCGTCGCGTTCTTCGACGATAACTTCTACCTGTTCGATTTCTTCTCTGATGAGTTTCATTTTAGTTTGCAGCGAATCCGACTTTTACTGCTTTAATTGCAGCCTCACCGTAAATGGTGTATGAGGGTTGTTTCTCTACATACTCAACAGCATTACCATTGAGAGTAAAAGATCCAATACCTGAGTATTCGTTGAGCCCAGTGGGATCAGTGACATGTACTACGGTAGCAGTACCAGTTGGATTAAGTACACGAACGAGAGTTGCATTACTCACTGCACTGCTGTTACCAACACCAGCGGCAATGTCAATCTCACTACCTTTTAAATTAATCCTGGCCATCCTCTTCCTCAGTGGGGTCTTCGGTTACTTCACTTTCTTCATCTTCAAATTCTTCATCACCAAAAAGATCTGCCGCAACGACAGGTCTTCCAGCTTCAAGACGATCTGCTGACTTTTGCATCAAAATATCTTTGATACCATCAGAGATTTCATGAGCAGGTGCATCTTGCAACACCAAATCAATCAATTCAGTAGGGTTCATTATGTGTTTTTATACACTACAAATTATTTATATTTCCCCACCTTCAGGGGCCGCAGTATCCTTATCTGCACCGATAGATGGATCTAAAGTTGCTGCTGTCTGGGCATTAGTCGCATCAACTTCAGCAGCTTGTTGCATCATATCCATCGCAGCAGCTGCGGCAGGATCTGGATATAATCCAGCCTCAATCTCCGCATCAATGAGTTTGTTCTGTTCAACAATCTCATCATCGGTTTGACGAAGAATCTTTCTACGCAGGTAATCCTGTGAGAAGTACTTACCAACATAAGGCTCTGCGATAGCCATGTTGTTCATGCGGTTCTGGAACAGTTCCGCTTCTTTCAGTTCTGCAAAGTGATTATCATAAATGTAATCAAACTGAATGTGTTCCGCAACATGAGGCCAATCTTCTGCAGCAATTACGTTCTTAAGAAGTAACTGAGTCTTCAACATGTCAAGGAACATGTTAGAGAATCTCTTGCGAAGACGACCTACAAACTTGTTAAAACGAAGTTCGTCACGGAGAATTTCTGAGGATCGGCCGAGGTTGAAACCACCTTCTCCACCGAGACGGGTTTCGGGCACGCCCAAGGCCTTATAGAGTTTCTTCTGGAAATACTGAATATCAGTGATTTCACCTAAGTTCTGCCCGCCAGGGAGGGTAGAGATTTCTGTACCGCGCCCTCCCTCGCGGCGTGGAAGCCAAAAGTCCTCCAACATTGACATGAATTTCTTATCGTCTCTAACTTCACCCGTGTTAGCATCATATACAAGTTTAGAACGATAACGGTTCATGACTTCACGAAGGTATTGTTCTGCCTTTACCTTCGGAAGATTACCAACGTCAATATAGAAAATACGACGTTCTGGAGCCCTAGACAAACGGTAGATGACCAGAGCATCTTCGATCATTCTCAGTTGGTTCAGGGCCTTGATACCCTTATGCAACCAAGAAAGAGTTGTATGTTTGTTTCTGTCTACTAATCCAGAAGTACAGTATGTGATTGCATCCTTTGCAATGCGAACTGCACCCTGTTTTGTACCTGCTGGTGTTGGAAGATATCCTTGACCAGACTTTCCAGAATTTGGATTGTATTCAAAATACTCCTCAATAACTGGAGTTTTTGAAAGAATCTCGTCAGCACTTCTTACAAGTGGGCTATTGATATTATTATCTTCCTTCTTTTGTTTACGGACGTACTTGATCTTAAGTGCGTCAATAAAACGAAGTTCTTGAATACCAGCCTCAGGATTCTTTAGATCAATTACTTTATGATAGTAAAGGCGACCATCAACATACCAGTTACGGAACAGTTCGTGGGCCTTACTATCAAAATCTAGAAGATCTTTGATGTACTTGAACTCTGCACGAATGATCTTCTTAATAGAATCACTTACCTGCAGATTAGACAGATCGATCTCAACTGGGCTGTCATTGAGATCGGCAACGATGGCTTCATTTACGATGTCTTCGATGGCCTCATCACATTCGGGATGCAGAGACATTTCTCTGTATCTCTTGATAAGGTCATACTCGTTACGAAAGACACCTTCAATATCAACATATTGACCATAAAAACCACTACTGACGTAGTAATCCGACGCATCTGCCTCATTCTGCGGAACAGGAGTAACCGCTGAAGGAGGCAGATTATCGCCGTTGGCCCCTTGGATTGAAAATCCAAATAATCTACCAGCCATGTTATAAACCGTTGCCTATGAGGTTATTTATCAGCCTACGACAACCTGCCCATTTTCATTCAGGGCTTCCCACCACTGAACTTGCATCTCAAC